CGCCAAGCATACGCTTTATAGGGTCAGTAATTGGCTCGACGTTGTATGTAACCGCTGTGTGTTTGTTCTTGTGCGTGTCACTATCGCTGTACCTACTGCTGTAACCTACCGCTGGAATGCTGTATGCGCGTGGGGGGCACTGGGTTATTTTCCCGCCTTTCGCTAAATACGCTTCAACATCACGCGCAACCCGTTCCTGTAGCGCCTCTCTATCTTCAGGGCGTAAATTACTTGTTCTCTTTATCGTCATTACTGCACACCTGTATAGAAAATATGTGTGTATATCCTAGCCGTTACACGCCCCACGAAGGCCCATTCAGGAAACACTTTTGTACTATGGTAATGGGTCGCGCCCCCTGTAATATCGGGGATAAACCCACTCAGTTTTGCTATGTACAGCGCGTTAAACCAAGCCTGTTTGTTCTTAGGATTATCGCTCTTGCCATCACAATAAAAACTAAACTGGCACCGGATTGGGTTGCCGTTCCAGTAGTACCCCTGTTTTACCACGTCACACGCGTTGTCTGGGTAGCGCGGGTCTTCAATTCTGTTTCGTATTACGTGAGCAACTGCAATCTGCCCAGTGTCCGGCTCACCCCTCGCTTCGAAGTAAACTGCTAGTGCTACGCACATTAGTGAAGTCAGCATATAGCTACCCCCTTAGTCGTATATATTATGGTTTTCCTCAAACGGCACTATCTTTTCTAACACAATACCGTCCGCCTGATATGCTTCTTCGGAAGTCATAATCTCTATATGGTTCGGCTCTATTTCTACCACGTACATGGTGCGCTTTTGTTCTCTGGCTATAAACTCTGCTTCTTCTATAGCCGCCATCGGGTCAGTGAAGTACGACATCTTCCACCTCGTATTCGTAATTAACGGTTTCTTCGTTAGAAGAAAATATACCTGCTCCGTTACTCAAGTGGAACTTCATAGCGGTATGAGTGTGTGGTGACATAGTTATTACCGCATCTACTTCTGGGTGCATTATGGGTGTTGCTTCTAGTAAGTTACTAATTAGCTTTCTGCCATGACCTCTTTGGTATGACCATATAGAGTAGGGGCATAGCACCGTACCCAACTCCCCATATATTACTTCCCTTTCTGTAAGTCCTTCTTCAATTTCAGTAAGTTTACCTGCGGCGATAAACTTTATCTGCTGCTCATATTGGGGTACAAATTTACAGATAATTACGCAAACAACTGCGGCTATCTCTCCCGTCTCGTCATTTATTTCTGCATACACATGAAACGGGTCTTCAAACCGCACACTGTTGTTTTTAAATAATTTAGCTCGCACGGGGTCGTCGTCAATCAAATACAGATGGTCTGCGGCATTACACTTTATCAGCATCTTCGAACTCCTGAAGTATGGCTTCTAGCTTTTCCACCGCTTCGCTTGCACGTTGTAGCATAGCCATAATCTCTTCGGCATCAGCACCATCTACTTCTATTGTTATTTTCATTTGACGTTATGTATCTCAATCAGCAGGTCAATACAGTGCTTGGCTTTTTCTAAGTCCGCTAGCGGTTGGCCTTTCAGCTTCCAGCGAGTAATGTATTTAACCACATTCCCCTCCAACAAAGACAAACCATTTTTCTCTGCGTATTCAGCAGGTTGGATAGCCATACTTTTATAGTGTGTACCACCTGTTTGTCTTTCTAGCGCGGTTTTTTCGGGAGTTTCGCTATGCCCGTACGCTCCAATGTTTGCGTATATCATCTTATCTTTCTCCATTCTCTTTTTTCTCCTGTTGTGGTTTCTTAAAGATTTTTGCCTCTTTAATTTGTTTAAGTTCGGTTGCTATTTCCAACTGGCGGGCAAACAACTTTAACATCGCTCTGATTTCTTCGTTAGTCATAACCGTTTCCTTAAAAGTCAGGTTCTATGTATTGGTCAATCATTTCGCACCATTGTTGGTAGGTACATCTGCTAAGACAGTCGATGAATATCTCACCTTCACCTTCTGTAAAATAAAAATACCCATCTCCTTTAGCAAGCAACGTATCTGTGCTTGAGTTCTTCGCCTGTATGTAGGCATTTAAAGAATCAATAGTCGTCATATATGGAGTCGTCCTGATCTGCTAGATATTCGTCTCGTTCACGCTTGAGTTCGTACGGGTCTACGTAGTCTTCCTCTAGCGTCGTCAGGTACCGATCAAGGTCTACCATTACTGGGTCTTTGCCGTTCATATTTATCTCCTAGTTAAAAGGCCCGTAGCGTGGGCTAGCCGGTGTACACAAGATGCGGAGGGGCACACAATGGGCCTTTATTCTCTCTTTGTACACTGCGGGTGTTGCGGCTTTCACGAACCTACCCACCGCCCGCTGGGGTATGCAGAGAGGAAACACAAAAACCCTCTGCGAAACTTAACACTCACCGTAACTTTTGGCATAACCACCATCGCAATCGAGGGGCAGAGTCGGTGCCCATTCAGGGCGTATCTTCATGCTTTCTTCTACATACCGCAGGGCTTCTTCGGCTTCGCTCTCAGGTGCAATGCACCCAACGGCGTCATGTACAGTCATTACTACTTTGTACTTTTTCGATATTCTGAGTAACTGCTCACCTATAACAATGCGGGCTAAAGCTTGACAAACGTTCTCAATCACCTTACCCCCATATATCCTGTTTGCAACAACCGCACGACCCCTTCGGGTATCGTACACCAGTTCTTCTTTGCCGTCTTCCCCTTTTTGCTTCCTAAGATTCGCATACTGTATTCGTAATTTGTTAGGCATTTCAATACCTTGCGAACCCATCACGTTCAACACGCCTTTCAATCCAAGGGGTGCAGTTTTGTTACGCATCATGGCTTCTAGGGCGTCACTAGCTTGGTACCACAGCTCTGGAATCTTTTTATAGGTCTTGCGATACACTTTGATAATGCGCTCACATTCCTTTAGCTCTAGTTCTACCCCAAAGTTTTTTAACTGTTGCTGAAACTTATCTGGCCCCATTCCGTACCCTGCACCTAAGATCGTAGTCTTACCGACGAACCGTTCGTCTTTGGTTATGTCTTCCACGCGTTTACCGTATATAGATGACGCCATGATCTTATAAACGTCATCACCCCTATCGAAAGCAACCACCAAATCGTTCTGCTGTGCAAGCCAAGCCAAAGTCCTAGCTTCAATTTGAGAAAGGTCACAGTCCACAAAGACGTAGCCTTCTGGTGCGCATATCGCCTTCTTAAGTGCGGAACCTCGGGGCAAATTCTGCATGTTGATTTTATCGTCGCCGCCCCATCGTCCCGTATGTGCTGCGTAGTATCTTAGTGGTATGGGTAGTAAACCCCGATCCGCAATGCTTATAAACCGTTCCGTACGTGTTTCTTCAATAGTGGACTTCACACCTAAACGAGCAGAAACAAGCAGTTGCACATATTCATTCTCATGATCTTGTAGTGCCTTGAACTCTTCGTCTGTCTTGGCAAACGCATAAGTCTCTTTGCCTGTCGTGGGGCTTATCTTCATCGGGGCCTTTACCCCGAACTCTGCAAGCAACGCGGCGAACTTAGCGTTACTGCGCAGGTCTTTCTCGTCGTGCACCACTTTCTCCATCAGGTCTTTTTTCTTCTGCTGTATATCTTGTAAGTGGTCTTTGAGGACTTTTTTATCCAACACGAGCGCAGGTTCAGTAAACATCCTAAGCGTAAGATCAATCAGGTCTAGCTCGAAAACAGAAAACTTTTGCATGAGAACTCTAAACAGCTTGGCGGTAAGCTCTACATCTTGTATGCAGTAACCACCGTAAGAGCGTAGCTCAGATGGAGAAAAGTCTAGGCGTTGCTTGCCAATAGCTTCATGGACTTCCGTCCCCTTAATTCCCAAATTATAGTGCTCGCTCAGTGCAGCTAGGCTGCCTCCGACTTCCACAGTGTGAATAGCACGGGCCATTGAGAGGGTATCAGCTATCTTCTTAGGTCTAATGTCGAAAACCCAGTTCAAAACAGCCATGTCAAACTTGGCATTGTGCGCCACGGCTGCACTGTTTTCCCAATCGAATTGGTCGAGGAACTCTTTGGTCTTTTTAGTTGTGCCGCTAAACCACTGAGTTTCTTCGTCATTTTTCTTAACAGCTACGCCAATAACCTCAAAGCGTGGGTCTCTTACATATTCTTCTGTTGTAAGTTTGTTGAAACCGTAATCTTTTGCGTAATACGTTTCAAAGTCTATAACTAAAATATCCAAGGGCTTACGTCCTATCAATGGCTTTTTTATGGGGTGTCACTACTATCATCACCGTTCATGGCAAACAGCGTACGCATTACCGCTTTTGTAAAAATGTCGCCTTGGACGCTTTGCATTCTTGCCCTCAACTCTGCACGTTCGTCCTCAGTAAGAAACGAATGACTACGCTGTTCGTTCAAGGCTATTTCTACCAGTTTGTCCCAACTAGCTGTAGGGTCTGCGCTGTGTGGTTTTTGTCTAAATAACTGGTCAAACTCTTCGGGGTGCGAATCAATCCGCTTCAGTAATATCTCTAGTCCCTTATTCATTTTCAAAGTCCTTTGGGTCAGCCCAGTACATCAAGCTCAAACCTTTGTGTTGTGCGAGAGCAAACAAAGAATACTCATTACAGTCTTCGCACCAGAAATCTATCAGTAAGCCACTGCGCCTTGCGCTAGGGTTAAATTGTTGTGTGCGCCCAGTAAGCACTCCGTCCTTCGCTAAGTCTGCGTACACCCCCTCATTGGAATCTTCCTTTCGGAATGACACGCGAGCGCGTATGTGGTGCATGTTGTATCCTTTACAGTTAGGGCAACCTAAGCAGCTATATTCTTGGGGCATATTAGAGTAAGTAGGGTGCTCACCTCTGGGTAGGTGTACCATTGGATATGTTTCATAGGTCATCAAGTATCTCCTTGAGTTCGTGTAGGTTGTTTTCGTTTATAACTACGGAACTACCTCCAGCAGTCTTAATTGCTGCGAGTTCTCGTTTTTGTAATTCGGTAGGTGTGTTCTTCCCTGCCTTGCACTCGATGCCAATAAACCTTCCTCGGTAACAAGCAACGATGTCGGGTACGCCAGAGCGCCCCATGCCGTAAGTAGCAGGGAAAAAGTAATAAGCCCCACGTTCCTTTAATAACGCGACGACTTTATTCTTCACTTTCTTTTCGGGAGTAAGAGCCATGTACGGAGTATGGCGGCGGGATTTAACATTGTCAATAGCTTTTCTACAGACAAAAAAATGCCGCCCGAAGGCGGCAAGGTACGTCAACATAACCTAACAATTGTTAGGTAGTGGAAAGCATTTTTTAATCTTCGTTTTCCTTTTCTTCTTTGACTCGCTCAGTTAAAACCTCACGCATCTTGCGCGTGTAGTTAGGGTACTGCTTAAAATGTTCTAGCACATATCTAGGTAGGCGCACGTTCACATGCACCATAGGTTCCTTGCGTTCACTCATTGTATTCTCCTGCTATAAAGTATGTAGATGAATCATATTTGTAGCCAACATTGCGTATGAAAGTACAGTTCTCGGTTAGCTTAAGCATACCCACAGCCCTGCCTATCTGCTCTGGCAAAGCGTAAGAATAGTGCGCACCCTTTTTGTTTTTATGCGCATCTAACACTAGGCACGTATCGCCTTCAACGTGAACAAAGAACCCACTTCCGTTTATATCTCGGTCTCCAATGACACTTTCCACTAGAGTCAAGTTGCTCCACACAGTGTGTAGTTCTTCTAGTTGGTCTGGGTCGTATCCGTTGCTTATAGCTAGTTCCTTATAGTTATCTATGTTCTGCATCAGATACGGAACCAGAGACCTTGCAAAGGACTTAACGGGTGATTGAAGAGACATCTGCCTTGAGTGTTCTTGTTTCATAGCTTGGATTGTACTAGATACCAAGTTCTTAGCTTTTGAAATCTGCTCCTCTGGTTTGAAGTGCGTATCATATTCTTTAGACAAACGCTCAGCACTTGCGCTAGAAATATGCCTCTTACGCACTAGCTTTTTCTCGATGGTTTTACTGCGTAGGAGAACCTTATCAAAATCATACACCTCCCATCTAATGTAACCCAGAACTTCCCCTGCCTGCCTAACCACAATATTGGTTACATACGTTTTAGCCATTTGCTCATGAACAGACTCAAGTTCTATCGTATGGTTACTGTGTTGATACAATTTAGAGTTAATCAAATCCGCTATAAGTTTAGGTATCTTTAGCTTTTCACAAAACGAATCACCATAAATACGTTCTAAGTATTGCAGCTCTTTGCCTAGTGTTAGTCTATTAGTTGGGTGTTGATACAGCCCTTCCAGTGTTGTTATTTCCATGTTCCCTCCTACCAATCAAATTGTTCAAGAATGTCATCGACACGTTTCTTCATGTTAGAACGTGCGAACTCTGTTTCCTTGATTTCATCTAAGTCAGTACCCACCAGTGCAAGTTCTAACTGTTGCCTAGCTTTTTCAAGCTGCGGGTCGTTAGTGATGTTCATGTGCGAAAGTAACTTGCATAGGTCTAAGGCGTTAGTGATAAAAGTAGAATGAAAACGCTTTTCCTTGCCTGTCATTTCATCAGGCTCTTGCAGCTTGTCACTCATACCTAGCAGCATCTTGTGCAGGTCGTCCCAAGGTTTACGCATGGCTTCTGCTATACGCTTTTCTACATCTGCATCGCAAGACAGCTTCATCTCCTCTAACTCTTGAGCAGGAATATCCAAGCAGAAATGTCCGCTAGAAGGTACAGGCTTAACTGTTAGAGTCCACTTGTACTTAGAAGCTATATCCCTAGCGTCAGGGTAATCTTCTTCGCGGTACATATCAGCGAGATAATTCTTAGCGGTCTGTTTTGCAGCTTCGTAGTTAGGTATAAACCTATTCACCATGCTGTTGAACTTCTGTTCTCTCTGGTTCATCTCTGGCTTGTAGTAGTTAAGGAACAAGCTAGTAGGCAAGAGCCTTGCACCTCGGTCTTCGAAGGGCATTGTGTTTTGATTGTTCCACAGGCGGGCGCGTCCAGCCACTATGTCTATGTCCTTAGCCAGAGTAGTGCCACACATCAAATCTTTGTGTACCTTACCCGCTTTGGAATCTGCATTGTTGAGCGTGTTGATTCGCTCGGTTTGATTTTTGTCCAGACGCTCGGTGTTCCAAGTTGAAATGTTGAGTTGAACTAATAATGCTTTCTCTGAAATACTCATTGTGTTTTCTCCATCTAACAATTGTTAGGTT